GACCCGCCTCTCCGATAAGTCCGATCGTGGGGCCGGTGACGATGCCTCCCTGCGCAAATTTAGGGATGGTGGGAAGACTGATACCCACTTTGCCAGCCACAGAATTGAAACTGCCAACGAATCGGTTCACCACATCGACGAAGCTATTGATGGCGTTCTTCCCGAAATCGACTATCGAGTTCGGAGCATTAGCAACAAAGTTCACCACGTCCTGGAAGATGGACTTGATGCTTGCCGCAGCACTCGCGAAGAGTGAGTAGACTTTGCTGGGCAAGGACGACAATCCGCTCACGACTAAATTAGGGAGTGTGGCAAACCACGCGCCTATTTGCGCGACAAGCGCCGGCACTGTATCGGTAAAGAATTTATAGAGCTGCGCCATCCACCCAACGACTTTCACAACAAGTTCGCCGAATATCACACCAAGCTCTTCGGGCAAATGTTTGAAGAAGTCGACGATCTTGCTCCACCATGCCTCGGCCGTTTCTTTGATGGTCTCCCAGGTGGAGGCGAGAAAATCTTTTATATCGTTCCAGTGCGTGATGATTTCGTAGCCGATGAGTATCGCTGCGGCAATGGCGAGCGTCCAGAGGAGCACCACGCCCGTAAACGCAAGAATGCTGCCAAGTGTTATTTCTGCCGCGCCCGCAATGCCGAGCATTCCTGCAACAGTCGCCGCAAGTTTCGGCAACGCTTGGAGTGCGAGAACTCCGCTCATGATGGCAATCGAAACGCCAAGGCTGCCGAAGAACGGCTGCAGCCTTTGAATGGCCGCTTGCGTTGTCTCGCTTCCGGTCACGAATTGCAGCAGTTTGTCTTTCGCTACGGCAAGCGGCGCACCCATCGACTCGAGAATGTCGTTGCCGAACTGCTTCGCAACTTCGCCGCTCTTTTGCGTGCTCTGACCCCAGGCGTCGAGATACGGCGTGGTGAACTGTGCGACTTTCGCGATCGCACTTAGAGAACTCTCGTTATCGCCGATATTTTGCCCGAATTCCTTAAGGATACGGCCACCGCCCGCAAAGGCGCGCATGACAAGTTCAGTCGCGTCATTGAGACCTCCGGGCCCGCCGAATTTCTCTATCGCGAGTCCCATCGCTGCTTGCAGCGCCTGCATCGCGTGGGGTAAATCACCTCCGGTTGCGGTGAGGAACTTCGCAAGCGAAAGAGTGACTTGTTCATTGTCGAATCCGAACTTCTTTTCCATCTCGTCGCCGAGACGCAGGGCTGTCGCGAACTCTGCCATTCCATCAGGGAGTTTCGCGAGCAACGCCTGTGCGGTCGTGAGCTTGAGATTTGCATCTTCGAACGCGCTCACAGACTTAAGAATCGTCGCACCGCCAAGCGCGGCAAAAGCACCAGCAAGGATGCCGGCTTTATCGCCCGCGAAGCCTAGCGAACCGCCGAGGTCGCTTGTATCGTTCACCAGCGCGCGCATTGCGCTGCTTGCTTCGTCGCGAAGCTGTACGAGTATGCTTAGTTTTGCAGTTGCGTCCGCCATGTTTTTGTTATCCCTTCATTTCTTTGATTTGTTTTCTGGCTTGTTCTCCTTCGGCTTGGAGCATCTCCGTTAATACATCGATGAACCAACTCGGCTGATCCTGGAATTCCTCCCATGTCCAGCCCATTTCCCGGCATAAGAGTGCTGCAACGAATTCGGGACGGAGTTCTGCGCGACCGAGAGCGAAATAACGTTGCCAGGCATAAGTTATTTCGCCGCGGTAAAATTTCCGCCCTCGACCTTTCCCGCTTCCATCACAATCTCGTCGTAATCGGCAGTCGTGCCATCGAGGAGTCGCTGCAAGATATTCTCATCACTGCCGTCGAAGCTCACGACCGTAAGATCGATAAGTTTTTCCTCCGCTTTCCCGAGCACGCTGCCATCGATCTCTTTTATCTCCGCCTTTCCTCCGGCCGCGTCGATTTTGAAGTTGCCGAAGAACACTCCTCGGAGTTCATTGCGTTCCCGCGCCGTGAGATAGGTCTTTATTGCGACCTGTCTCCCGCTCTTTAGGGTTATCGCCTTTGTTTCTCGATTGCTCATAGATTTTTCTTATTGACTGGTAATTCGACCTAGTAGCTCGCCTGCAAGCTGGTCGCTTTTATCGTGACCATCTTGCTATCGCTGATGCTGTAATGCGCGCGGAACTGAAGCGTCTGTGCGACGATATCTCCGAGCTTCTGTGGTCGCGTAATCGCCGTGAAGACGACTTTGGCGAGATCTATCGTGAGGCCTGGATGCGCCGAAGTGCCGATCGTGACGTCCGTGTTTTGAAGGTCGATGCGGAAAGCTTTCGCTGTGCCCGCAAGTGCGGCCGTCTTGAATGTTGCCTCGTCGTCCCAGCGCGCCTCGAGCTGGCCTTCGATGACGAACTGCTTGTTGAGGTAGTCGTTCGGCGCCTTGCTACCGAGCACCATATCGTCTTCGATATTTTGGTCGATCTTGAGAGAAAGCGACCGGATATTGATCGCAGATGCAGCGCCTAGACCCGAGAGATCCGATGCGATTTTGAAGACAACATGCTGCGACAAAAAGCGATTCTCGGCCGCTTGAGAGGGAGTAAGCGATGCTTGTGTTCCTTTCTTCGCCTTGATCGCAGCACTGTAGGAAACGAACTGCCCCTGCTGATAAGTAATCTCGAGCGACGAAACAACTCCGAGTGCATGCTTGTAATCCTGCGCACCTCCAGTCGCCGCTGGATCATTGAGAAAGAGCGTGAGCGATTGATGCTGCGCACTTTGTCCTACCGTAATAGTGTGATCCTTTACGTTGCCCGATGCGTCTCCATTCGCCCCCGTCGAAAGCGAACCGAGAATCGAATAGAGGACGAGTGGGAAATGTTTGTCGCTTATCGGTGCCTTGATCGTTCCTTCCGCCCATTCCTTGACCCGCGTTTCTCCGACCGAGCCTTCAATAACGCCCTGTGATTGCTCGTCGAGCGCGTCTTCCCACTTCTCGTCGACTTGCATCTCCGAAAATGGAATCCAGAAACTCGCGGCGCTCTCCGCTGTGCCGCGCGTTGCTTCTTTTGCGATGCCGACCTGGAATAATCGGCCTATAATTGGTCCTGTACTCATACTGGTGATTCGTTATTTTCTTTTTGTAATGATTCGACCTTTTTCGCGGGCTTCCGCGTCCGCAACCACTCCTGTTCGGCCGCTTCGCGGTTTGACGCAGTAATGGTCTGCGGCTCGAACTCGCCGCTGCCCGCAAAATGGAATGCCTCTTTTGTTGAAGCGTTCCCTTTGCGCAGCATCTTGTCTTTTTCTCCTTCGTTCATAGCTTAGAAAGTTAAATTTTTAAGTGCTCTTGGCCGAAGCGTCACGGCGAAGACGATGAACGTGCCGTCCGCGCTGGTGACCTCATCTGGCACGCTCGACCCTGGCGGAACTCCGCCGGTCGCCGTGCCCCCAAGAGTTGGATCGTTATCGAATTCGTCGATGATCGCTTCGATTAGTTCTCCAATCGCGTTCGTGCCAGAGAGGTTTTCTTTTTTCTGCACGACTACGATGTCAAACGTATACGTGCGCAGATTCGTCTGGCGCGATTCCTCAACGCTGTCGACTGCAGGAGGCATGAGAATCGCGCACGGATATGCGGGTAGATCGTTTTCTAGGAGATTCTCCCGGAAGTCCTGCACCAAATACGCCTTGAGCACATTCGCGGTTTTGAGCGAAGCCAAATGTCCTGTGATCGTTGTGATGATGTTTGTAGAAAGTGCGCTCATAAGTTCATCGGATGTTCGTCCGCGCGGCGATGTCGCTCATGATGTTTTGAAGCGCCTGATTGAACGATTGAGTTATCTCTCCTTGTGCCCGCTGGATGATGCGCGGCAAGAATCGATTCGGCTTCGAGCCAGGATGATGCACTGTGCGTCCGAATATTTCCCCCGTCTTTTTGTTGGCGAGCACGCGCTTGCGCACGGCCGTAATTACATGAGGCCGAGTGCCCTCATGCACGAAGAGCGCGTACTTCGCATTCGACCAGATGCGACCAGCGAGCTTTGTCGGGGTCGCGAGCTCGAGACCGATCCCTGGTTGCCCCCAGCTGGCCTGCAAGTAGCCGGTACGTAAGCCCCGCGAGGTCTTGAACTGCAAGACATCGTCGGTCGCGCTTTTTTGCAGAATCGCAAGCGCCTTATTTATCGCGTTAGCCACTCGAGGCGCAGCGATCTTTGGATATTCCTTAAAAGCCCGTTGCAATTCGGGCAATCCTTGTATTTCGATTGTGTAGGCTTGATTGCTCATACGAATCTTTGGGGTCGGGTATAACGCGCGAGAATATCCTCATCGTCTTCATCGACCGTGTCTTTCCAGGTGATGCTTGAATCACGGATGGATTCGCTTTGTACTCCTGGCTTTTCCCGCTTCTTCCAAAAGCGCACGACCATGCGCTCGCAGAGGTCGGTCAAGTCCGCCGGGAGGTTGTGGTGAGCCGGATCGCCGAAGTTCGCGAAGTCGAAAAGGTATCCGGCCGTGTAGGTCGCCCGGATAGCGTTCGTGCCAGAGTACGCGACCGGCGCGAATGTTCCGTAGATGCGCACGAGACCGCTCTCGCCGTCCTCGACGAGCTCGTATTGGTCGGCGATGAACGGCGTCCAGGCGGGAGCGGAAGGCACGCCCGCGCGATACTCGAGATTCGTGAGGGCAGAGACGGGGGCTTGCTTGAGGTTGAGATACTCTTGCGCGTTGCCGAGAACGGATTGCACCTCGACATAGCTCGCGCTCTTGAAACGCCTGCCGCAGTTGCTCTCGATGTAATCAGTCGCCGCGTTTATGAATCGTTGGAGCACCGCATCGTTGTCGGATACGGTGATGTTCATGCGGTCTTTGACCCGCTGAAGCGTGGTGAGTGAGTAGTCGTAGATTTTTTCCGCCATATCGTTTCGGGTTGAGCACCCGCTTCTCCTTCCGATACTTCGGAAGGAGTGGCTGATGCTCGACTAGGCTTCGGTCGAAGAGTTCCCTACGGGCTCCTTGTAAGGTCGTCCGAGGACAGCAGTCGCCCCGATGAGCGCCTTCGGCGAAGTGCCGTTGACGAACGTGGGGGTCATGCTGACCTTGAGATAACGCTGACGAGAAGAGCCGAGGCCTTCGATGCGAATCTGCGCGTGCTTGCCATCGGCATCGAGCGTGGCTGTCGCCCCGCTGATGTCGGCGTAAGAGCCGCCCGAAGTCGCGCATTCCTGCACCTTGCAAGCTACGGAGTAGCTGTCTGGGGTGCCGGTCGCGGCTCCGGTCTGCACTTCGATGAGCGCGCTGTTGTAGCCGAACGTGTCGATAGCACTCGAGAGCTTCTCCGAGTTCGCTTGCGCGATCGGAGCGATGCCGAGGAATGCTTTGACGCCGTCATAGACTGATCGCATACGTGTTGGTGGCTAATGGCTAATTGCCGGCCTCTTCTTCCCCGCCCGTGCCGGCTTCGGCGGACCCGGCGCTTTCGCCTTCCGGGAGTTTCTGCTCGCTCTCCGAGCCCTCGGCTCCCGGCTCCTCATAGGTGCCGGCAGCTTCTTCGGTGGCCTCTGGCGACTCGATCGAGGCCGTTTCCACATCGGAAACTTCCTCGAGGTATTCGCCGATTCCGATGTTGGACGCTTCGGTCTCCGTGAGCTCGACGATTACGCCGCGCTGCACGATTCCCGAAATGGCCACCGCTTTGAGGACTCGGTATTTCTTTTTTGTTTCCTCGCTCATGGTTTTGAGTATTGGCTTTATAAATCGACCACTATCGTTTCGCTTCTGCGCTCGCTCCGAGGAAAGGAACGGAACGCATGGCGAAGGCCGCGGTTATGACGCCGCGGTCTTGATGTTCACGAACGCAGCCGCAAGAGCAGTGACAAGCGCATGACGGTGCTTGTACACCAGTGCGCGCTGATCCTTGAGGGCTATCTCTCCCGAGAAGTTGCCGCTCTCGAACTGCGCAACGCGCATTTCGCCCTTGTCTCCGTAGG